GTACAGTTTCTCACTTCGTCCTGCGCGGTCCATGGTGGCCATCTTCGACTCTAGCATATGGGTCATGCGTTCAAAGAGAAGGTTAGCGGCTAAGAAATCTGATTTGACTTCCTTTGCCTCGTCCTCTTTGAGTCCTTTGGTCCATGTAGTCTTCATTATACTGTCGGGTCTCCTGCTCCATCCTCTGCTGCAAGGTCCTCGTCAGCTTGGGTTACAAGCCGCTGAGTGTTTTGCTGCTCAAATACTTGAGCATTAGGACTGAATAATGAACGGCGTTCAAGTCCCAGAACATCCTCTACTAGCTTAGACAGCTGGACGCCTGATGTGTGCGGGACAATCATCTGGCCTAAGTTGCTGTTCATAAGTTGTGTCAGGTTCTGTAACAGTTGCGCCTGGGCAGCGAAGTGACGAGCACCTACGGGACGTAGTTTGCCATTCGCTGTTATGTCGTCACGAGTGATAGTGAGGAACTCGGCTGCGCCGACATCTTCATCCATTACGCGTACAACGTCATTCGTATCGAGATTGCGTCTTGCCGTCTCCAACATAGAGTTGAGGGCGTGTTCAAGCAGGTCAATCTCAAAGGTGTTGATCTTCTCTTGGAAGATTCGGCCAGCTGCGTTCTGCAACTCGCTCACCTCAAATGCTGTCTTCTCTCCTGGGGAGCGTATGCCCATGGCCTCACGAGGCGCACCAGCGAACTGCTCCATGCGTTGTTCCAGTCGGTCAATACCTGAGTCGCCTTGCAGCACCCACTGTACGTTCCGCTGAATCTCTTGCACTGAGCCGCCTTCGTCCATGTGGACCTCGGTCTCAGGGCCCCAGTCAAACTCCTCCACTTGGCCTATGATGGCGAGCGGGGGGTGTATGGCTAGGTCATACGCATCAGCCTTGCTGTTCTCCAAGTGGTCCATGCGATACTGCATTCCCACTAGGTTAGCAAGGGGGCCCATGGCCCAGAGGTTATCTGGTCTCTCGCGCCACCCCGCATGGAAGATTGGGGGGCGTCCGAGCCAGCTTGGGATATCTACATTGCGGAGTGTACGAGCACGGTCAATGATTGTGATGACCTTGTTCTTCTCCAGTGTTCCTGTGGTTGAGTCGTGCCAGTCGCCCCAGAACTCCAGTATCTCTACATAGTCAGACATGTAGTATTCTTGGAGGTTGCCGAAGCCATCTATGCTGTAGCCCTCAGCCTTGTCATTGTCCTCAATACCATAGTAGCGTACGTGTGCACGCACCTTCTCGGAATCCGCTATGGCTGCCGCGAGGTAATGATTGTCAGGCTCGTTCTCAGCCATGAGCTTCAGCTCCCCGATGGTACGGATGGACCGTATGATCTTGGGAGACTTAGCGAAGGTGGGGGCTGTCGGATTGAACTCAATGTCCAAGGGGCTGATACGCACAAGGGTGGGTCCGATGTAGTCTGGAACCTCCTCGTCACCTAGCATCTTGAATCTGCTCTCGAAGCTGGTGGTGGCGAAGGAGTTGCCGTAGTCGATGTAGTCATACAACAACTGGCTAACTATCTTACGGAAGTCCCCCTGCCTGGTCTTGTTAGCCATGTAGGCTTCGATCAGGTTAGCCTTGGATGACTGCTCTGCGTCCTTACTGAACGCCTCCCAACGCAACCACTCGTCGTTAGGGAACAACGCACTAAGGTAGTTACTGTGCAGGTTGTCCCTGACTTGTGTCAGCTTGGGGAGGGTGGTGGAGTTCTTCCAGCCGTTGTCCCCTTGGGTAGTTTTACTGGTGTCAGTGGCGAATATAAAATTACGCTGTTCTTTCCACTCCTCAATGAGGGGGCGTCTCTGCGTATGCCATGTGCTCCAGAGGTGGGCAATGTTCTGGGCGAGGTCATCCCCCGAGATCAGTGTGCCAAGTTCTGCAACTTTGATGCTCATGCGTGTCTAACGCCTCCAAATCTTTTATGGATAGAGACAACCTTATCCGTGCCATTCCTCATACGACCACTGCCCCTCGGCTTGACGGCAATCTCCATCACACTAGCCAGGGCGTCCTTCAGGTCATCGTGAGCAGGTCGGGCCATTACTAGCTCGTCCTCCAGCACATCTGTGTACCCACCTTTGTAGTGCCACACAGACTGGTTGTCATACTTATGCTCAAGGGCAGCGGCTATCCGCTCCTCCTTGCGTACAGTGGGGAGGGGGCGGAACGGGTCAATAGACAGCCGCATTCCCTCTCGCCTAATCTGATCTTTGAGGTCCTCAACAATCATGTTCTGTGCTACGCTCACCTCAGCACGGAGTTTCTTAAACTCCCACTTGGAGTGCAGCTCGACTATGTGTTTGAAGACTTCTGGAATCTTGTCGGTCTTGAACCTATCAATGTCCAGAACGTAGTAGTAGCCATCCGGGTCCACCCCCAACACAACAATCGCTGTATAGTCAGCAGTCTTGTTTAGTGAGAAGGCGAAGTCAATGGAGGCGTAAACATTGAGGGGCTGTCCTCGGAAGGACCACTTGCCCCCGACCTGCTCCAACCACTTCTTATCGTAGTATTGGAACTTGGTGCGGTTAATACGCTCACTGCCAGGATCATTAGGGTCGTTGTAATACTGTGCGTGGAACTGGGTTCGGTCTTCGTACTCAGCCTCAATCCGGCTCAACTGGTTTATATCAAAACCAAATGCCTTCCCATCATCACGCATTACCCTTGGCCACAGGAAGAAGTTATTCACCTCTACCTTTCGTTCCAATATCTGCCACACTTCTTTCTCATCAATGATGTCAGCGTTCTGGTCATAGACCTTATACGTCTGGTTCTTCCAAGTGGAGTAGATGTCGTTAGGGTGGTACCGGGTGCCACACCCAAGGGTGAAGCCACCGGGGTTACGAATGGACGTAAACTGGGAAGTCTTCCTGACTACAGAACCCCTCCCGTCTTCGGTATAGGCGTTCTCCGGTGTCACCAAGTCATCAGATATAATCACATCTGCGTGCCAGCCTGTCGTACCTGTGGTTAGGCCTGCGGTGCTTACCGTGGCATCTCGGGTCGCCTCCGACCTACGTCGGGGGTGATCTATGATGATCTTCCGTTCTGTCCACTTGGCCCTCTTCCCCTCTTGGGGGTGGATGTATTCAGGCCAATATAGCTGGTACGGATCACTCTCCAAGATGCCCTTGATAGCCGAGAGTTGTATTTCCGCAAGTTCAGCTGTTGCACTGAGGTAAAGGATAGATACCTCGGGGTGCCTCGTTATGCACCACGCTGTCCATGTTGCCACTATGTGGCTCTTCAAATGGGCACGCGGTAGCATGACTAGTTTGTTATTGTTGTCTGCCTCCAAGCCGTACAGCTCATACTCCTGAAGCCAGCGATAAATCTCTTTGTGTATGTCCCCGTACATGTAACCGGGGTTGACTAGCCGAGCAAACAAGAACAGGTCGTCCATCGCTGCTTCCCGTACGGCCTTGGCCTCGGGCTTCATCATCTCGACTTTCTTCTGTGCTACGGCTAACCAGCTCATTCTTTATCCAATCCTAGGCGGGTGAAGTCTGCGTTAACCACATTGTCTGCTTGGTTCTCAAACTCCAACTGCTTCTTCTTATCTGCCTTCGAGGGACGCCCTGCCTTCTTCTCCCAGCCACGGTCAGCCACCCACTTGGCAGCTTGCCAGTTCCCATCACGGGACTGCTGTAGGGCTTCTTTGATCCCCTCACAGCGTAGCTTAAGTTCCAGCTCCTGACGCCACATCTCTACGCGGTCAGTCATCAGCTTGTTGTTGAAGATACGGGACCAGTGTTCCCAGCCACCTAGGTAGGTGTTGGCAAACTCGTACTCCGTGGGGTCGCCTAGCTCAAGGTAGAGCTTCTTAATCGACGGGAAGGTCTTGCCCTTATACTCATAGTCATCTTCCTTAAGGGTGTAGACTGCGTGTGGGGTGTAGCCCAGCTCAAGGAACAGGCTTTGTGTGCGCCAGTTCCCGGAGGCTTGGTCCTTCAGTATTGTCTTATCCATTATCGACCTGCGTCATATACCATGAAGCTGAACCACAAGCCGGAGGTAACCAGCCCGGCGGGGGTGCTGTTGTTTAAGTAAACCCAGAACACTGTGTCGCTAATCCGTATCCACTGGAGCGACAGTTGGGTGAGGCCAGTGCCTACGTTACCAACTACAACCATGTCCTCGTTCACCGTAATGGCATCGTTGAGGGTGATTATGAAGTGGTCGGAGGAGATTGAGCAGCTCGTCACGCCGAAGGTGTTGGTGACACTCTGTGAGCCTGAACCAGTAGAGGTAACCTTACCACCAGCCACTGCAATGCCAGCCAACTCCATCTCACTACGCTCTTGGTAGCGGGTGTCGTTATAGCCCCGGTCTCCTACGTGAGCGTCAGTGGTGGGGTCGAGGACGGCTTGTATGACGTTGTTGCCGAGGTCTATGGCCCCGCTCATAGCTAAGCCAAAGGCACTGAAGGTGCCCACGGTTCCGCCATTACTGGCTATGTCCACTGCACCAGCTACACTGCTGAACACACCTGTGTCTGTGTCTCCTGTGAAGGAGTAGGTGGGGACACCTGCTGAGCCACCCGGTGCGAGCATGGTACCAGCTGCTAACTGTACACCGTTGGTGCTGATCTCCCAATGCTTGGTGTTGTTGAAGTAGAAGTCACTGCCTGCGTTCCTGTTGAACGCAACCCAAGTGTCCTCTTCGACATTAATATTGCTCAGCTGCATGATGCGGGCTGAGCCGTCTGCTTGGGCCTTGTAGCCCACACCACCATTGGTAGTGTTGTATGCGTTCAGGCCACCAGCACCTGCTGTCTGGAGGATGTAGCCAACCTGGTTGGTGACATCACCATCAGCACCAAACACTGTGCTACGCTGTACACCACCACTGCTAGTGGAGGTGAGGGAGATGGCGGAGCTGTTAGTGGTGGTAGCCAGAGACCAAATGTTAATGCCTAAGACATCGTCCACCTGGGCTATGTAGTTGCTTGTACCTGTGGTTTGGTTCTCCCACTCAGTCTCGTACATATTAACTATGTCGTACTGGTTCATATCCAAGTCGGATGTGATGGTGGGGCTACCTGCCACTGAGTCTACATAAGTCTTGTTACACAGCTCGTTACCAGAGGTGGGGGCTAGGGAGGTGGTGATACCGAAGCCATTCAAGTCCCACGTAGCTGTCAGAGGAACTGTGCCGTCTGCTAAGAGGTCTCCCGCCCCTCCACCACCACCGCCTGCTACTAAGTCCACATAGGCCTTAGAGGCTGCGTGAGCAGCTAGGGTGGGAGTGCTCTGTGCTAGGGTGAGGTAGCCATTGCCGTCAAACAGGTTGGTCTTAGCTACACCACCAGTGGTGCGGGTGGTAATCCCGAAGGAGGAGTTGTTCTGTGCTGTATCCAGGCTGAGGAGGGGTCCACCGAAGTTCCCGAAGATCA